CGCTAATAGCTCTTCTTTTAATGCCATAAAAATCCTACCTTGTTAACCCTGCAATTTTCACTGCCTGATTGATTTGTATACAATATCATACACTGTATACTTTAATATACACTATACACGTTTTAAGTATTATGTCAAGTGTGTGGGTAAATAAAAAAGCGCACCCCATTGACAATGGAATGCGCTAAAAAAGGAGTGAAAGATGAACGTAGTTACTATAGGCTTATTTTGTGTAGCGTGTCAAGCACATTTACTTCCTAGCCTTCTTTACCGCTGATACTGGTACACTGCCACCACGTGCAAGGCGCTCTTTGAATGTCTCGAACGGTACAATGCCTTCACCGCGTATCCGTCGCTCGCTTGGCTTTACACCGTCAATAATTGTAACAGCGCGACATCTACAATTTATGTCATGCGAGCCTACACCTGTCATGCGTGGTGCAGCTCCTGTAGCCTGTGGATCGGATAAGTGGAATACGCCATCTTTGTCAGCTTCCTCACCGTCCATTGCAATGTGAGAAGGCCTTGTTTTACTGTCTACCGTGGAAAGCCACATCTTGCCGTACTTCACGCCTAAATCGTCTAACAATAAAAGGCTGTCAACATAGGCTTGCGATTGTATGCGCCCTGCTTCAGTACGTGCAACCGTTAGCGCTTTGTTAAACGCTTTATCGGTTACTCCTGTTAGCTTCTCTGCGATCTTTGCATAAGATGAGCCTTGATTCAGCTCGCGAGTTACGGTTGATAATACATTGTCTGCATAAGAACCCAGATTATCGCGTACCGTCTGATCAAACGCTTTGCCGTAAAAATCATCATAGAGCGCCTCACTTACTAACGGTATTTTCACGCCACCGGTTAAGGGTAAGCCATAGCCTTCCTTGTATGCCCATGCGTATCCGTCGTACTGGGTTGCGTATATCTTGACGCCACCGACTTCTAGGTTAGAAATATCTACCATTGCGCCTAGTCTAGCTTGCTCTGTTATCAGGTCATTCAGCTTATCCATTCGACCATACTTAAACGCTTCAGCCTTTGAAACGTACGTAACGTTACCTATGGTTGCATCTTTCTTTGCAGGTATAGCAGCTAAATCCCAAAGATCACGCGTACCTGCAAGGATAGCCTTGCGTCTTGCTAGGTAGTTAGCCTTAGTAAGCGCGTCAAGAGAGTCTAGCTCTTTTTCGATGAGCGCTTCTATCTCGTCAAGTAGACTTTGAACGGTCATTTACGCCTTGCACCCTTCACGATTATCCATGCAAAGCCTAAGCGTTGTAAAAACGGCATTGCCATTAGCTCACGCACGCCCTGCTTAAAAATCTCATTCGTTGTCTGCCGTGTCTTCCTGCGAATCATCTTGGCTGTTCTGTTGTTCATCTTGTACTCCTGTGTTTGTTTTTTTTGAGGTATTTTCGTCTAAACTTCTTACGCTTGCCATTTCGTCTACCTCTTTTTGTGCGTCTGGCACAATATCGGCAGGGAAAAGGTTTACGATTGTTTTGGGTGTTAAAATGCCTTGTAAGTTACCGGCTGTTATTGCAAGCGTTTCAAGGTCTGAAGGAATGTTTCGCTTAAACATTATCGTTACTTGCTCAGGCTCGGCTTTGTGGATTTCCTTAGCGTTACCGATAAGCTCGATGCGCCTTTGCAGACCCTTTGAAAAATATGATTCTATGTTAGCCGCTGAAAATTCCATCGGAAGCATCTTGAGCTTTAAGGCAATACCTGAAGAAACACCTAAGCTGTCATCATTCGGATTTACCACCATTGCAAGATCGTAGATTAAGCGCTCGAACCGATCTGCACTTTCAGAAACATCATTACCACGGCTTGGCTTAGTTAAAAATCCTACAGCATTGTTGACGTTGTTTATATCACCGTCACTGAATAGATTGTCAAACATTCGAAGCTCGGCAATCATCTCACCGTCGGTTTTCCCGTTAGCATTTCTTATAGTGTTATTTACTTTTTTACCTAAAAGCATATAGGCATTAGCAAAGCGTTCATTCTCGTTCGCGTAGTTTGAACTGATAATCTTGTCATGCTCGTCGATCTGTGGTATTACCTTCTTAAATATCGGCGTTACCTCGACGGCTACGTGATACTCAATAGCAGGGACATCTTTAAAAGGGTGAGATTTTCTTTCGGTTTCTGTCCATGATCCGATTTCTTTAGATTCATACCTGACAAAAGAGTCTTTATAGTAAACGGTCATTACATAGTTTCTAGTGATCTCGGTTGTATCTGATTCAAGCGCAACGATATGCACAAACGCTATCATCTTTTTATCTAGCGTATTGTCGTAAATAGCTATACCGTTTTCAGGCTCAATACGGTACTGCTTTATCTGCTTTGCTTCCTCGTCTACTGTTAAAAGCTCATAGCCTAGACCATAGGTTAAGCCATCGCCTAAAAGTTCCGCGGTTTTAAGCTCTTCATCGTTTTTATCAAATATCTCTTTGAGTGTCTCAATGTACTTGCCTTCGGTTTTGTAACTAATATAACCAGGCTTGGCCATGTAGCCTTTCAAGGTGTCTACAATCTTGCCCGCAAAAGCGCAAGGTACTCTGTTGTCGGGATCTTTCTTCTTAGCAGCGTCAATCAGCGTAGGATTATCTGCCTCATAGTAGCGCTTATACTCACGATAGGTAAGCGAATTAATGCTGATTTTATTTTCAATAAGTAGTATCTGTTGGGCTGTTAGTTCCCCGTTAGTCAGTGTCATAAGTACCTCGGTAAAGCATACTATACACGTTTTAAGTAGTTTGTCAAGGCATAAAAAAGGCGCTACCCGTTGACAACGAATAGCGCGCTCATTGGGTTTGCCTATCCTTGCACAAGCTAGAACGGCGCACCGGCATGTAATACTATATCTATCATCTTAGTCTTGTTTTACCTCGCTGTCAAGGTACTTAACAAGATATTCGCCTGTCTTGTGTCCACGGCTTAGCGCACTAAAAACTGTCGCGGGTATCTTACCTAAGAATGTAGCGCAGTCACCGATTGAATCAAACTCTTGATAAAATCCAGCCTTGCTTAGTGCTACCCTGCGCCGATTAGTTGGCTTGCGTTTAGGCTTGGCGCGCGTTCGGAGCTCACGCTCTGGCTCTCCATCTTTACCGATGTAGCACATCGAATATCCGTGACAATTTTGACCCAATCTACAGGCTACGCTTATAGAACCTGAATGACAGTTTAGAAAATTAGAAGCTGCAGTCACTGAATCGAATGTATGCTCTTCACCGGTCTTATTGTTTATCATGCGAACAATTCTAGTCTGATAGTTTACATTAAGGCTAGACCGTTTAACAGGCGCTTTATAAATCACGCGAGGGAAATCTGTATAATAGACTTCCCAGTCTAGATACGGCTTACCCTTTAGAATAAAGTGAGCTAGTGTTGATGGGTACATATTAAAATGTTCTGCCATCTCTGTTTGTGTAGGTGTCTCAATTGTTTCACCTGTTTTCATGTTATGAGCCGTAACTCGCTTACCCTTTGAGCGCTCGATACCTTTTGTACAAAGTGCAATCGCTTCTCGTTTTGAATTGAGCGCCATGTATTCCCATGTTCCTGACCTTACCCAGTAAAACCCGCCTGATATGAAACCACCTCCGAGACTGCGATTTGCAATGCGCGCAATGTCTTCAGCCGGTAACTGTTTTGTGTAGTTTATAACCTCAACTGTTTCGGCTGTCTTAACGTCTACCTTGATAATCGGCGTTTTAAGTGGTATCGAATAGCTTGACCGTTCGCGCTCTTTATAGCTAGATTCATGGCTAACAAACTGGATCTGGTCCGGTGTGCATTCGTTTGCAATGCGCCTTTCAGCGCTTATGATGTGCATGAATGATGGTGTGTAGCTCATTTACTCATACCTTCCTCAATATAATAATCTGCTATTGCTATATCTAAACCGGTAGACTGTTTTACAAAATCACCGTTTACAATTATCTGGACCATTATATTACCTATGCACTTAGCTTGTATAAAAGCAAAGTTTTTTTGAAAATCATCATACGAATATGAGCATGGAAGGCTTACATTCTCATACTTTACTGTTAATCCATCTTTATTACTAAGTGTAATATCAGCGTTTGAGTTTCCGGTAATACGATATTCTACTCTTTTAAAAACAGGTGGTATTCTCATTATCAAACTGTTGGTACATGACATCATGCTTAAAAAAATTACAAGTAATATAGCTTTTTTCATGCTTAATTCCTTTTAGCCTGTTATGCGGTCAGGCTCCGCTTAATGTTTATAAACGGTAACCGTTTCCGAAAGCTGAATTGTTTGTTACAAAGAAAGCATCGGTGAATATATGCTCGTCTTGCACAAACTGCGCAAATTCCGCTTCAAAGGCTGTATCGCCTGTAATTTCTGCCCATGCAAACGCATCATCTTTTCTTACGTCTCTCGTATTATGCTTGTCTATCAAAAACCATCGCTTTTCAATGTCTAAGTAGTAACCAATATCGACACCCTTATCTGTTTTACTTTTGTAAAATACTAAAACTAGTCTGTAATTGCTTGGTACATCGTCGCTTGCTCTTGTGATTTTTAGTGTTTCGTTCATGTTTCGTATCTCCCTTGATTAGAAGTGTAGCATAGCTACTAAGGTTGTACAAGTGGGTAAGTGTACGATTTTTTACGATTTATTCTTTTTAGTACTTAACACTTGTGTAGTGTTAGAAACCGAGTGATTCAGCTCCGATTGTTGGGATGCTTAAACTGTTATCGCCTTTTGCAAAAGACTTCTCGATTATACCGCTTAGCATATCGAACGCATCATCATGAACCCACTTCCCCTGCCTACCTGCGCGTGTTACATCGCGGTAAAACACAGGGTATAGAGTAGCCCATTCTTCAGGGAATAAAAGTGTGTTGCATACACTCGTTGCATTGGTTAAAATGCGCGATTCTTTGTTCACCGTTTGAGAGAAGTCACGAATAATACAGTTATGATTGCCACGCTCGCGTAAAAGCTTAGACACGTTACGCGCAAAGCCTATACCACCGTTATTGCTTTCAATGTATGCCGTATCAGTGTTAGTATCGTCTAACATTTTAGCCGTCATTGGTTCTGTCTTTTCCATTGGCTCTTGTGTGTATAGAATATCCAGAATATAGCCCATACCCTTATACACGCCATACACACCACCAGCTAGGTAATCAGCGCCCTTATCGGCTGTGTCAATATAGGCTTCTATACGCTCAAATCTTGACGGCATGGAACTTTGCGAGTAAGTCTTGATATTCGGGTACAGCCTGTCAATAGAATCGAATGGTGCTTGTTGGTAGTTACCTTGGAATATGACAGGATCGGTTGTACGTTCACGGTCTTTATACTCTGCATAGCTAAGAATATCAGGCGCAAGCATCTTACCCTGTGCATCGTCTAGGTAGGCGGGAAGGATTATCTGATGCCACTTTTCGCTCTCGGTTTGCAAAAGTTTCCCTGTCAGATCGTTAGTAGCCCATCGTGTCATGATCACTAGGCGCTTACATCCAGTTTCGATACGTGAACGGGCTGTATCGTTATAAAAGCTAAAATGCTCTTCCAGGATTCGCTCATTAAAGGCTTCGTACGCGTTTTTTACTAGATCGTCTATAATGAACAAGCCGGTTGCGCCCGCGCCTGTCAGTGTACCTGTTGGACTTGTTGACAAGTAGCTAAAGTGTGAGCCTTCTAGCGCCCATACATCTTGCGCACCGTCTCCATCTTTTATCCTAGTATTCGGGAAAACGTCAGAATAAACTAAGCGCCCTCCTTGCACCTTGCGCTCTTGGATCGCGTTTCTTACTTCTTTACCGGCTCGAATTGAAAGGCTTTGATTGTATGATACCGTTATAATCGACTTATCAGGTTTTTTACCTAGCAGCCATTTAGACAGGTTTTGTATCGTATAAGACTTACCATGTCTAGGGGGCAATGATAGAAGCAAGTTTTCAACCGGCTTCCCGTGCTTATCTAGCAGCTTGTTTTCAACGAGCGCTTGCAGGGTATCACATAATAGTTTTAGATGGTGGCGCTCTTTAGTATAGAATCGCGGGTATAGCAGCCTACAAAACGCGTAAAAGTTACGCTCGCAAAGCGCTTTCTGTACTTCCTCTACGGATTCGTAGGAAAGCCCGCTTTGCGCTTCTAGATCACTAGCCTTATCTTTCTTCACTTTCTTCTGTAGAATCGCTTTGCGGTACTTCCACGACGCTTGCAACGGCTTCTAGTAGTACATCAAGCTGATCGTCTTGCATGTTAGACAGGTCTACGCGTTTTGTGTTGACGCTTGCATCTAAGTTTATAGATTGAGGAGCTGCGCCATACCCACGGTTATAGATATTTTCACCGGCTTTGATTCTATCGGCTGCGCGGTTACGCTTATCTTTCATGATTTCATACCATACATCGACTACCTCATCGCAAAGCTCTTTGCATCTTGCTGTGAGTGTCTTATCTTGTTTAGGCCTTCCCGTAGGATTGCCAGATTTTCCTTTTTCAAACATTGTTTCACCTTGTTCCAAATTTGTTAGCAAAGGCTAACATTTAGTCTTTTATAAGCAACCGCAACTGGTGCTACCAATTGCGCAAGCCTTACGGCTTTAAGCGTTCGCGGTATTTCAGGTTTAATACTAGCACCGATTCGCAGAGTTTGTCAAGTGTAGGGTGTTTTTAGCGGTGTTGAAGTGTATGATTTTTCATACAGTTTGGTGTTTTATAGCAAAGATTGCGCTTATTACTCCAAGATGTGAAGTTTTGTGAAGATTTTGTGAATATTTTAAAAAAGCGTAAAGTGTTATGTAGTATATAATTAGATGTAGAAATGTGAAGATGTGAAGCTTTTTTCCTTTTGTACTATTCATTTCTGTATATTTTGTATATCTGTATATATTTTCAAATCTAAATAAAGTTTTTATATATAAAAAGCTTCACATCTTCACAAAGTGTATTTAATTCATTATGTAGTAAGTATTTAACTTTGTGAAGATTTTTAAAAAATACTTCACAAAGCCTTCACATCTTAAAAAATCTTCACATTTCCTTGACACTGTTTGTGTAATACTGTAATATTCTTACATCGTCGAGGGCGATAAAGGAAGTGTATATGGAATATACCAACGGTCAAGTTGAAGCCATTCAATCAATTAAAAAATGGTACGAAAACAAATCAACAAATCTTTATAGGTTGTTTGGTTATGCAGGAACTGGTAAGACAACAGTTGTAAGCGCTGTAATTAAAGAATTAAACTTACCTATCCAACGCATAGCTTTTTTAACTCCAACAAACAAGGCTCGTTTGGTCTTAGAAAATAGACTTTCAGATCCATCTAATGAAAATAGTTTTACTCCTGATACTTGTGTGACCGCTCATAGGGCGTTATATTCGTCGATTTTAAAACAAGAAGCTGCGTCTATTGTAAGCCAGTTATCAGATTTAAAAATGAAGCAATCTAAAGAAGAATTGATCGGTAATAATTCAGATGTAATTAAAAAACAGATTAAAGAGCTTGAATCACAGTATAATCTTATAAAAGATCCGTGGGTAAGGATAGCAAATTCAGAATTACCTTCAGAAGAAGATGAATTAGACGAAATAGAAAAACAAGTTTATGGATCAAGAAGAAAGGAAAAAACTCCACTGCATGGTAAGTGGCTTATAGTTGTTGATGAAGTTTCAATGCTTGCTTATTCAGATTCTTTTGAAATAATGGAATGGGATATTCCAGTCATTGCTATTGGAGATCCTGCACAGCTTCCCCCTGTACCTGAAAAAAACAATCAAACGTATGGTAATTTTTTTATTCCTTCAAATTGTGAAGTTAAAGCAGATTATCTACTTACAGAAATAACAAGAAATAAGGAAAAAAGCGATATTGTTTTATTATCAAAATGTTTACGCGACGCAAGTAGTAAAACGCTTTTTAGTATGAAAAACAGTTCAGGAAGGACTTTTGGAGAGGTTTCTTTTGATAAACAAATTAATAAAGAAAACTTAAAAGCTGAAACAAGTATTCACTTGGTTTCGAAACATACTACAAGAATTAAGGCAAATAATGATATAAGAAAAATGTTAGGTCATGATGTAGAGTGGGATTTTATACCTGCGCCAGGCGAAATACTTTTATGTCAAAAAACTCATTATAAAGAAGTAGAGATAGAACATAAAGATGGATCTATCGAAAAGCAACGTATAACAGTTCTTAATAATGGTGGATTGTATACCGTATTAAGTTATAAAGACATGAAAGATCAGGAATTAAAAACACATGATGAAGTTTTAAAAGCTGAAAACCTTAACAGTAAGGGACTTGTAAAGCTGTTTTTAAAAGATTCTTTTATGCCTAATGATGAAAAGATTATAGAGTTTGAGTTTAGTCCTTTAGCATTTAGGATAAAATATACTTCAGGTGGATCTAGCGCAGCAAGAGCTTCAAAGTATTACTTAGATTTTGGTTATGCTATAACGATACATTCTGCACAAGGTAGCGAGTTTGATAATGTTACGATTATAGTTGAATACATGGGAGAATCGCCAGACTATAAAAAAGTACATTATACGGCTGTAACAAGAGCAAAAAAAAGCCTAAACATTGTTTATCCTAAAGGAGCTTACTAATATGCACTATGTATCATCATCTAACCATTATCAAGAAAGAACATTTTCAAAGGGATTTTATAAAAAAGAACTAAATAAAGATACCGCAAAGTCTATATTTGAAAAAGATCATAGTACTGTTTTATATACTGGAGACCATAGGCATGGTGATTTTTTCAAAGAAGCTATGGTGGTTTTTATTGATATAGATAATACAACAGAAAATAAGTGTAGTATCAAAGAATTTCAAGAAAGGTTTAAAGATTATTATTACTATCTTTCAACGTCAAAAAGTCATAACAAAGAAAAAAAATCAAATAGTGGTGAGATTTATCCTATAGCAGATAGATTCCATGTATACTTCCCGCTTGAAAATCCAATAACCGATTTAACGGTATATAAAGATTTTTTAACATATTTAACGATAAAATATCCATACATGGACGCAGACGCCAAAAACTGTGCGCAATTGGTTTTTGGTGTAAAAGATGGAATTATTATTATAAACGATGGAAAGTTTTTACCATTAGAATATGAAGTTGTAAAGCCTGTAAAAGATCATAAAAAAGAATCTATCAAACCTGTTATAGAAAAACCTGTAAATGCTGAAGATCCTTTAAGCTTTTATCAAGAAAAATATTTTGAAAAGTTTATCATGGATCCTGAAAATCGCTTAAAGATTCTGGAAGGACTTAGAAAGGCAGTAAGTATTGACGCTTTTAGAGCAAGGAATGATTGGGTAAAACTAGCTCATGCACTAGATGTTTCTGGTTTTTCAGTACATGATTTCAAATCATTATCAGATCAAGACGAATATACACAAGCAGAAGCTGAAAGAGTTTGGAACACAAAAAGCAGTAGCACTAAGGTTCAGCTTGGTTCTGTGTTAAAACTTGCAAGGCTTGGAGATCCTAATCTTTTTGTAAAAAAAGAAACTCCTGTAATGCCACAAGAGTCTTACTATGATACTAGTTGTATTGTTGATTATTCTGATAAAGATAATACTATAAAACTAGCCCAAGAGTTTGGTAATAGTCTAAGGTATTGCACAGATGATAAGAAATGGGTTTATTTTGATGGTAGAAAATGGACTCAAGACCATGTAGAAGCGCATAGACAGATCTCTGCAATCATGCAAATGCAGATCCGTAAAATAAATAATGACATAGCTACCGCAGATGACAAAAAAGAGAAAAATAGACTTTATGAAATAAAAGCTAGGCTTAACAATATGAAGTCTTATTCTTCATGCAAGAAAATGGCAGAATGTGAAATGCCTATAACTTCAAGCGCTTTCAATAATATGAATAATCATTTTCCGGTTAAGAATGGTATTATTGATTTAAAAACAGGCGAGCTTTTACCTAAAGATCCTGCTTATTTGTTTACATTTTGTTCTGATTATAACTACGATCCCAATGCGCAATGCCCAAAGTTTAAGGAATGGCTTTTAACAATAATGAAAGGTAGAGAGTCAATAGTTGATTGGCTTAGGGTACTTTTTGGTTATTGTCTTACAGGTAACACAGGAGAACATATATTTCCTGTATTTTACGGACGCGGTGGCAATGGGAAAGGAACGCTTGTAAATATTATTACTGATATAATGGCAGGGGCTTCAACGTCAATACCGGTTGAAATCATAATAGAAAAAAAGTTTGAAGATTCGGCTCATTATGCTTTAGCATCGTTGCAAGGTAAAAGATTTGTATATGCTGCGGAGCCTGAAGAAGGCAAGAAGTTTGATACGGGAACGATTAAGACCATAACAGGTGGTGATCTTATTTCTTGCCGTATGTTATACGGTGATTTTAAATCTTACAAGCCTACATGGAAAATCATTTTACAGGCTAATGATAAACCTGTTTTATCAGGTCAAGATGTTGGTATGTGGAGGCGTTTAAGACTTATTCCGTTTGATTTAAAGGTTGATCCTTCTGAAGCTGTAAAAGATTTGTATAAAGACTTTTTAGAGGAAGAAGGAGATGGAATATTAAATTGGATTGTACAGGGTGCTTTGTGGTATAATGATAATAAAAAGCTTCCATATTGTGCAGAAATTGAAAGAGAAACAAACGAATATAGGGAAGATTCTAATACTATTCAAAACTTTATAAATGAGCGTTTAAGACTTATAAACGCTTCAACCGATAACACGCACGATAGAACACAGTTAAAAGATATGCTTAACGAATACACATCATGGGCTCGTGAAAATGGCCAACCAGAATATAAAGGTGTTTCACTTACGCGCGAATTAGTAAAAGCAGGGATTCACAAAGAACGTGGAAGAAGTGGTATGTATTTCAAAAATGTTATAATTTTACAAGACTATGAGAGAGTTATAAAAGCAGAAGAGATGCCTATGTATAACGACGTAAAGTACTAACCAATCCCCGCGCTTATTCGGCTTTTTTAACCGATAAGCGCTTTTTATTATATAATCGCTTGACACAAGTCTAGTAGTTATGCTAGGATTAAAAGCAAGGAAGGTGAAAAGATGATTAAACAAGAAAAACCAAGATGGATAAAATGTTCTGAAAGTTTACCTATATCTGAGCCTTATGACGGTGAAAATGCAAAGTATTATACTGTCAATCTAGGTGTATGGGGTTATGATAATGCAATGTTTTTAGATGGTGAGTGGTATAAAGATTATACTGCTAAAACCGTTGTACCGGTTATATCGTGGTTAGAACTATGATTGAGCAAGAAGTCCAGGCAGAACGCAATACTATAATAAACACGTTCAAAGGTTTAATCGGTGTTATCGACCGTGAGTCTATCGCGCTTGCACTAACGCAGGTACATGATACTGAAAAAGCGGTGATAACTGTGGCAGATGGCAAAGTTAAGGTAAGGAGAGTTGAATGAGTGAAACAAAGCACACACCAGAGCCGTGGAATCTAATACAATACGCACAGGTTTATTCTAAAGATAGGCTTATAGCTGATTGTAGATCATGGATTCCATCTGGAATAGACACAAATAACGCAGAGCGCATTGTAGCCTGTGTCAACGCTTGCAAGGGTATACCGACCGAAGTATTAAGCGATCCTGAATATAGCGTTAAGCAAGAGCTGGATTCACTTGATGCGCAGATTGAATCGCGTATCAAGGCTGAAAAAGAGCGCGATGAGTTGAAAGGATTACTAAAAGACGTGCATAAAATTTTAGACTCTTTTAGCTGTGAAACAAATGAAGACAGTGAAAGTAAATCATTTTTTAAGGCTGAATTAAATGAAGACTCCTTTTTTATTGTATTAAACCAAGTAAGAAAGGTAGCTGAATGATTATGAAATCAAAAACCTGCGACACCTGCATATTTCAGGCGAAAGGCATGATTAAGCCGTACTCATGCGGTTTTGATGGTGGTCTTGTGCGGTATCAGTGCATTGCAAGCGGGTATGACCTGCATGTTCGCGATATACGGTACTTGAAGGATAAAAGAAAAACAAAATAGAGCTTGCATAATAGTAGTATATGTGCTAAGGTATAAACAAGGAGAAACAAGATGTGCGATTTTATGAGTTATATAAAGAAAGACGGTAAACTGTATTTTTTACGTGATGATGACATACTGTCAAAGTGGGGTAAAGACTGTGATATTCGCGACCATATCGGTCATAGCGCAATAGAGGAGTTTTATCCAGAAAGTAGAGGTGGCGAGCATATTGAATCTGCCACAAAGCTACCCGTAGAAATCTCAAACGAGATAAACAAGGGTCACATGGATTTAATGGCTAAAGCTGGCGGATGGCATGGAGCTAGATACTCAAATACAGGCAAGCTAAATAGTCCATGGTGGGTAAAAGTAGAAAAATTTATTAAAGAAGTTAAAAAGATAAAATATTTAGACAATCATGGCGCAATAAATCCTGAATGGTTGGTTTTTGAAACTATGGCTGCGGCTGGGGATACGGCTATGGATGCGGCTTGGGATGCGGCTAGGGATGCGGCTAGGGCTGCGGCTAGGGCTGCGGCTTGGGATGCGGCTAGGGCTGCGGCTTGTGATGCGGCTAGGGATGCGGCTGGGGATACGGCTATGGATGCGGCTAGGGATGCGGCTAGGGATGCGGCTTGGGATGCGGCTAGGGCTGCGGCTTTACTAGCAAGATGTGTTATTGCAGGCTTTGCAGATGATAACGAACACATGATACACGCTAAAAAACGATTAGACGTATGGCGCGCAGGATATGGCTTACTATGCGATGTAAATGGCGTTTTATACGTCTATAAAAAGATATAATGGAGGTAATGAATGAACGGAACAAATACAGGTACTTGTGAGAAACGAAATCCTATTAGCTTTTACGCTAGTCGCGACGGTGTTGACCTAAAGAAGGCAAGAAACGCGTGCCGTTATTTAGGATTGAAAGATGTAGTAACAGGTTGGCGCTTTTTAACCGAAGCGGAATGGGAAGAGGCAATGAAGCCGAAAAATAACGGTAGACCGGTAAAGGTGGGAAAGAATGGGTAGCGAAAAAGTAACAATGGATTTAGATGATTATCTAGTGATAAAAGCGGTTTATGATGATCCACGCGCTAACGATGCGGAGGATAAGGCAACTATAAGAACGTTGCAAAAACTGCTAGAAGAAAGCCGTGAAAAAACTGAAACTTATAGGAAGCTTTACCAAGAAAATACCGAAAAGTTTAAGCTTATAGAACGTCAGAATGATTTACGATGTGAAGAAAGGCTTGGTCGTAAACAAGATGAAATTAGACAGCTTGGAAAACTCTATAAAGAAGCCCTGCTTAGTTATAAAGATTTTGCAAGCAAATCTATAATAAACTTCATGCTAAAAAGAAAGCGCAAAAATGAAACATTAAAAAAAGCGCTTGAAATTATAAAGGATTACTAAATGAAACCAAGTGAAGCATTAACCATTTTATCACAAGCAGGCAGTGAGCTAAGCAAAAAAAGCGCGACCGCGCTCGCTTGCCTGATAGCAGAATATGAAGCCGGCAAGATCCGCGAAAAAAACGTTGAACGCGCGGTGCATTTAATCACGAAAGACCTTGAAGCGGTTGAAAAGGTTATAAACGGCTGGAAGAGTAGAAACGAGGCTAACCTGCAAAACTTTTTAAACAAAGGTGAGGGTGTATGATAGTAAATACCGATAATGATATTACAGTTGAAATACCTAAAGGGTTTGAATCAGTAGAAATACAAAAAGCAGGCAAAGGTAATATTACAGTAAAATTACCAGAAGGTTGTAAACTTATATCAGATAAACTAACAGTCCTACTAGCCCTACGCTCCGCGCGGTATGACTGCCAGTCGGTGACATGGCTTACCTGTGGCGAATGCCCATTTAAGACGCATGAAGTGGAATGTGGTATGAATAAAGCAAGCGTGGATAAAAACATTGAAAGATTGAGTATTGAAGAAACTAGTACTGTTAAAATTGATACTGTAAAAGTCTGTACTACGTTTGATGATATAAGCCAATATAAAGAATATATTGCAAAAAGACACGACACCAATGCTTAACTTAGGCGTTCCCTGCTCCACTAGCCTACACGATGCGCTGTTTAGTCCTAATAAATCCATTTTTGAAGGGATAGAAACAGCGCTGCCACTTTACGAGCACCAAAAAAAAGCGATTGAAAAATGTTTGAGCGTGTTTGATTCAGGAATAAACGGATTTGGCTATCTATTTGAGATGAGTTTAGGCAAATCGTTTGCTACTATTACGACCGTAAGGATATTAAGAAAGCAAGGTAAGGTAAACTTTTTAGTTGTTATCTGCCCAAAAACATTGATAGACGGGCGTACATGGCATGATGAGCTTGCAAAGCATTGCCTTGAGCCTTACAAGCTATGCGTGTGGGATAGCTCAAAAGCCAAGAGCAAAAAGTGGCAATCAGATTTTGACGGATTATTCTATACGGCAGACCTGCCTGTATTTATTGTCAACACTGAAGCTTTTCAGGTAAAAAATGAAACGCTTGAAAAGTGCTTTAAGGCTATCAATAAACGGTCATGGTTCGCGTGTTTAGATGAAAGTAGTAAGATTGCTAGCCCTACGGCATCGCGTTCAAAGGCGCTATGTAGAATCGCAAGCCAAGCAAGTTTTAAGGCGATACTTACAGGGACAGAGATACGGAATAGCCCGCTTGATATTTATATGCAGTCTGAGTTCTTACAAAAGGGATTTTGGGGTAAAACGTTCTTTCAGTTTAAGCAAAGATACGCTTGCCTTACTACAAAATACCTTTCAGGTGGTAGGCAGTTCTTAGAAATTACAGGGTATCAGCACCTTGACGAATTACAAGACAAGGTTGATAAAATCGTGTTTCGCGCGCATAAAGCGGAATGTTTAGACCTTCCTGAAAAAGTTTATATTGATCTAAAAGTCGATCTATCTAGTGAGCAACGCACGATGTATCAGGACTTTAAGGATAAACTTATAGCGCTTGTGCAAGATGAGCTAGTGACACTACCTAATAAAATATCAGCCTTTCAAAAGCTTAGACAGGTAACAGGCGGGACGGTGTGCGTCGATGGTGAGGGTGTAAGGCTTAAAAGCAATCCAAAAATAGATATTTTACTTGATGATATAGAAGATACTTCAGAGCAAGCTATCATATTTTGCGCTTTTACCGAAGAGATCCACGCGCTAAAAGATGCTATGAAAGCTTACAGTTTAGCTATTTTTGACGGTGAAACAAGCACAAAAGAACGCGTCAAGGCGATTGAAAACTTTACAAGCGGAAAAGCGCGCTTTTTGATAACAAATCCCGCTTGTGCAAGTATGGGTTTAAACTTACAACACGCTCACCTTATTTACTGGTATTCACTCCCTTTGAGCATGGTAGACTGCGAGCAAGCAGAAGCGCGTATACATAGACCTGGACAGAAAGACAAGTGCATCTATAGGCGTATTATCGCGCGTGATACCGTAGATGAGCGCGTTTTATCGTTATTGCAGCAAAAAAAGGACTTCCTTGACGGTTTTAGACACGGAACGCTTGCGGATATTCTGGACTTGTTAAAATAGCTTAACAAGTGTTAAGTAAAAATAATGTAAAAATCGTATCGAATTATAAAAACAACCCTTGTATAAATGTAGCAGGTATGCTATGCTTATTACATAAGGGAGAGAAAACAAGATGTGTAATTGTGTTTCAAACATAAACAATCTACTAAAAGTAGATTACAAAGACGATAGGGCGTGTATTGATTGTTTAATTGTATTTGGTGCTAACAACCATGAATACCCTAGAATAAATGTGGAATATAGACCTATAAAAAAAGATGGGTCTTATGGTAAATCTAAAATGGTTTCTATTCGTCCTACTTTTTGCCCGTTTTGTGGAGTTAAATATGAGTCAATTATGTGATTGTGAAGATGCTTTTTTAGAATGGTATGCAAAGCCAAGGACTAAAATGGAATCAGATTTTTGTAGGTTAAATAATTTTAGTCCTGAAGCTCTTGGATTTTATGCCGGATATAAAGCAGGAATAGATAAATCAAAGAAGGTGAACAATGAACGACGATTTTAAGAAACAGCTAGACGATGCAAAGCTACGTTTAGACCGCTTTGAAGCGGAAACAGAAGAAGGCGAGCTGCAGGCTCACCTTGATTACTTTGGTGAGTGTATGTCAATCGCTACACTAAAAGCAATCCATGATTACTACGTGGCAAAGCGTGACGCGATTCTGACGCAAGAGCTACCATTGCTTTTAGGTTCAATGAACTTAAAAAAGATGGACTTCACAGACGGTGAAACGATTAAGATTGAAGAGGTCGTAAGCGCTTC